GCCCATTTTTTCTTCATGCTTTCTTTCACATCAAATTCATGCTCGGCCATTAAATCTTCGAATTCTTCATCAATAAAATCATTAGTTAAATGAAGCGGCACAAGTCTTCCCTCGTAATAGATCGGTACAGTTGCACCATCTTCAACCGCTCTATTTATTTGATAAGCGCTGATATGTTCACCAAAAACCAATCTAGTATCACGATTTTGTAGACTAATCGGGGTACCGGTAATACCCATGAATGAAGCATTCGGTATTGCGCTACGAACATTGCCAGCTAATTTTGCATATTGGGAACGATGAGCTTCGTCTGCAATCATAATAATGTTCTCTCGTTCAGAAAGTGTTTCGTTTTCAGTTTCAAATTTCTGAATTGTGGTAAAAATTAATTCGGCGCCCGCTGTTTTTAATCTTTCTTTTAGATCTTTTATGCTTTCGGCTTGTTTAGCGGTTGGATAGCCCGTTCTTAAAAATGTTTTATATAGTTGACCATCTAAATCGTTTCTGTCGGTTAAAAACATAATGGTCGGACTTTTTAGTTCGATTAGTTTTTTGATTTTATTAACATAAAAAACCATTGAAAGTGATTTTCCACTTCCTTGAGTGTGCCAGAAAACACCAATCTTTTTATTGCCTTTTGGCCCAGTTGCACGTAAGGTTTCATTTATGGCTTTATTGACTCCAAAGTACTGATGATATAGACAAATCTTTTTCGTAAATTTACTCGTATCTTTTTCGCTGTCTGCCTCGAATACTACAAAATTTTGAATAATGTCCAACAATCGTATTTTATTAAATACGCCTCGCGTCAGAATTTCTAATTCAGACATTCCTATGTTCTTCTCGTCTTCGCTTTCAATTCCTTTCCAAGTTGAAAACCATTCCCAATTAGAGGAAATGGTCCCGTGTCGAGCCTGCAAAAGATCTCCTATAACTAAAATCTGATTGTATTTGAAAATATCAGAAATTTCTTTTTTATAATTTTGTAATTGATAAAATGCTGATCTAATTGTTCCACTCTCGGTTGTTGGACTTTTAACTTCAAAGATTGCGACGGGGATGCCGTTTATAAAAATCACTAAATCTGGCCTACGGACGGTTTCAATTCCCTGAATTGCAAATTGATTAACTGCTAAAAATTCATTATTAAGAGGATTCTCAAAATCAAAAACTTTAACAATTTTTCCTTTTGTTTCGCCCCTTTTATCTCTTGCCTCAAGATGAATTCCTTCGGTTAATAATTTGTAAGCCTCTTTATTGGCAATATCTAAACTTGGATGTTCGACATTTAAAACTTTTGAAATCGCATCATCAATAGTTGAATCTAATAATTCCGAATTTAGCCTCTTTAAGGACCTTTTTAGTCGTGGAATTAAAACAACTTCGCGAAAAGAATTTCGTTCTTGCAAGCTTCCACCCGGAGCCAAATCCGGCCCAAACTCATAATCATAGCCCATTTCTTTAAGCCAATCTATTACCGGCTGCTCGGCTAATGTATTTTCGTTAAGATTTTTTGTCATATGTTCAAATCAAGTTGTTTAAATTTTAATTCAGATGCATCTCTTCCTAATGCTAAGCTGGTAAAATTCCATGCTCCGCCACTATCTATCCACGCTTCAGAAAGAGAAAAACCATTTAAGAAACGACTATGTTTTGTAATAAAATTTTTATGCGGTGCCCTTTTTAATAATTCACGACATGGCAGGCTAATTCTATGTTTAAATTTTTGACTGTTCGGACAATATGAATGATGCCTAACACCACCCAAAAGTATATCACACAGCTGCAACAGATAGCTGTCGTTAATATCTTGCTGTGGTTCAATTTTTTCATGATTACTGCGTTGCGGTATTAATTTTGCGTCTTGTGTAAAATCAACGTATTTTCTTTTTTCGATCGCAAAACGTCTTAAGCTCCTGTCAACATCAAACGATCTGCCAAATCTTCTAATATAATGTTCGTCTCCATCTATGAATACGTTGCCTATTATTATGGGGTTGTCGTCATTAAAAAGTTTATGAACACCACCCTTAATGCCCATTCGAAAAGTGATTTCTATACAAGTCAAAGTGCTTAGGCCATAGAACATTTTCTCATGTTTGTCTTTTTCTTTAAACACAACAAACTTACAGCCAATCGGCAATGCTATCCGCGCCCTATATTCCGTACCACCCAAGGAGAAAGCTACGGGTAATTTCTGAAATTTTTGTTGCTGTAGGGCGGCAATACCTATAGTTATCCAAGAAAAAATCAATTGTGCTTTAGGGCTTCCAAACCCTTGACGATTTCCAATTTCTTTAAAAGAGATGGATTTTTGCCAATTTATATTTTTTCTAGATTCTGCCAATAGGCTTAACAAATATTGTCTATTTGTGCGAGGAACAAAAAGAAACCCATGCCAATACGATTCTTCCTGCGATTCGTCATGATAAATGTCGTATATCTCGGCCATGTCATTGTAATTTTATTTCTCCACTTATTAATTTTGGTAAGAGTAAATCACGGAGAGATGCTAATTTTTGATTTTCTCTTTTATTAAACATAATTTTATCAATTATACCTAATGAAATAATCCCAAATTTTTTAAGCAGACCGTCTGAGGGTAATAATATTTCCATGCCAATAAAAGTATTTTGATTCAACGATCCTCTGGTTGAGGCAATTGCCGTGCTTTCTATAATTTTTTGTATATTATCCTGTAAAAAATAAAACCGCAAAAACTCACGATAAAACGGTTTTACTGGTTCTAGTTTTGCCAAGGCGACATTGTAAGCCCCCGTGATGCCAAAACGAACAACTCCAACCTCCCCGTATTTATCCACCATAATATCATATTCATTGCATGTTTTATTTTTATTACTGATTTTTATATATGTTTTGTGAGAATCATCGGAATAATCTCGGTTCTGGATAAACCTAACATAGCCATCTCGGGATTCATATATATGTTCGGCTTTGGGGGGTTGTGCACCGCCGATGAAATTAAAAAGTGAGTTTAATTTTTCTTTCTTCCAATTTTCTGACTCTGGATTTTTCACAAACCACTCTTTAAAAATCGCCTGCGCCATTTGCTCCAAGTTTTGATTAATTTTATTATTCAGCTCAATTTTGTTGTCAAAAGCGGAAAGAATGTCCGCAATACGTTTCTGCTCATCGATATTGTTTGGAATTAAAAATTCGATATTTTCAAAAGTACTTTTATTTATTATCGCCTTACCAGAACCGCTTCCTCCGTATTGTTTTATAATATCGTCTTGATTTTTCTTCAATAAATAATAAATGTATTTAAAATCTGCTTTTTGAGGGTTAGCGACAATTGTGTTTATCTGTTGGTTTGTAAAAGAATTTTCTTTCGTTAAACAAACCTTACCAATTGTTGATCCTATGCACACAAAACAAGTAGAATTTTTAGGAATTAATGTCTTTTTTGCTGCCGCATTCCATTTATTAGAAAGAAATCTTTCGGTTTCGTAATTATATCTGACATTAAAATCAGTAATGTCTGTTGGTGTAATAAATGGAAAATCTACACCAAAATAATCTTTTTGTGCCGTTGGCGGTGTAGTTCCAGTAACAACTCGCCCCAGATCTTTTAACTTTGTTTTTTGCCAAGTTTTAAATCGTGACTCTGCTTGTGTCATATCAGTTTTGATGTTTTTTATATTCTTGTTCTGCTAAATTATCTGCTTTCTTGGCAAGAACGGTGTTCCGTCCATGATGATAATAATTAACAGACTTAAATCTGCCTTCTAGTTTCTTAACTTCATCGTGAAGTGGTTTCATGTTTTCAGATTTAATGCCATAATCACCATTTAATTGTTTCACTATAAATTCACTATCAATCCATACTTCTAATTCTCCACGACAAATTCCCGAAGCTTTATCTATCGCCTTAATTAATATGGCATATTCAGCCTGGGGAGGTGTTAATTCTCCAAGATAGATTCCAAATCCACTTATCAATTGGTCTAAATCATCAAGAAATACAATGCCGCCGGCCGATTTTCCTTTACCGATATTGCCCAAATGAGAATTCGGCTTGTGACAACACGCATCACAGACAATTTTAAGTTTTTTATATTTGGCCATCTATTTTCTGTAAACTTTCTTCGATTTCTTTTTCCAATCTTCGACCTTGGTCAAAATAATCCTTAAGCTCGGATTTTAGTTTTTTGATTTTTTCTTCAAATGGTATTCCGTCATCTTCTCCCTCGGCAATGCCAACATATCGACCAGGAGTTAAAACGTAACCATTTTTAGCAATTTCATCTTTTAGAACTGATTTGCAAAAACCGGCAATATCCTTATATTCTCCTGCGCCATTTTCTCCTCGCCAAGCGTGAACAGTATCAGCAATTTTTCGTATCTGTTCATCATTAAAAATAACTTGTTTTCGAGAAATCGGTTCGAAAGTTTCACGAGCATCAATAAATAGAGTTTCACTCTTTCTGTTTCTAAATCTTCCGTTTGTCTTACTCTTGCTGACGAACCACAAAGAAACCGGCAAGGCGACACTGTAAAACATTTTAGGTGGGCAAGCAACGATTACATCAATTAAATCATCTTCGATTATTTTTTTTCTAATTTCGCCTTCTTTTCCACTAACCGCTAAAGCACCATTTGCCATAACAAACCCAGCCATTCCGTTTGGTGCCAAATGATGAATGAAATGTTGAATCCACATAAAATTAGCATTGCCCGATGGCGGGGTGCCATATTTTATGCGTGGATCTCTATCGCCTAAACGACCAGGGTCCCAATCGGCATTAAACGGGGGATTGGCTAAAACAAAATCAGCTCGTAAGTCGGGAAATTTATCATCATAATAAGAGCTTCCTAATTCTATTTGCCCAAATACTCCACGAATAGCCAAATTCATTTTACAAAGCCTTAGAGTTGTCGGGTTGCTTTCTTGTCCAAAAATTGAGATTCGAGATGGATCTTTCTTGTGGATTCTCAAAAAATCGCTAGATTGAACAAACATTCCACCGCTACCGCAGGCTGGATCAAACACTCGAGCATTTTCATGTGGCGATAAAATTTCTACCAACAATCTAACAATAGAACGTGGAGTGTAAAATTCTCCGCCACGCTTTCCTTCGGCTGTGGCAAATTGACTCAGAAAGTATTCATAAATCCGACCGAGTATGTCTTTTTCTCTATCAATGTCGTGATCAAATTTTATTTTCGAAAAAATGTTTACCAATTCTCCCAAAATATGACTTTCAAGTGTGGTTTTTGTATAGATTTTTGGAAGAACCCCCTTTAATTGTTTCGAGTTTTCGTTTTCAATTGCCTCCATTGCTTCATCAATATATCTTCCAATCTCAGTTTGCATGGCTCTATCCCTTAAGTATTCCCAGCGTGCCTTTTCTGGAATATAGAACACCCCCACACTTTTATATTGATCTTTGTCATCGATAATTGTTTTTCTGTTGTTTCCGTCTGCAATATAATAATCTTTATTTTTCGAATCACTCACCATTTGTTCTAACTTAAACCTTCTTTGATAAAAAGAATCGGAAACATATTTTAAAAATAAAAGTCCAAGCACAATATGCTTATACTCGGATGAATCAATATTGCCTCGCAATTTATCAGCCGCTTTCCAAAGTTCCTTTTCAAAGTTCAAGTCTTTTCCGTTTTGAGCAAGTTTCGTTATTTTTTCTGCGGCCTCCATTTGTTGCCTTTTAATCTCTTCTTTTATTTCTTCGGGGAGGGATTCTTTCTCAAAAATAAAACTTTTGCCCTTTTCTGTAGCATTTAATTTTCCTTCTTTTATGAGCTTCTTTATTTTTTTAAGAGCCGCAACTCTGGTTATTCCAAGCATACTTGCTAGCTCCTGTGTTGTTATATATTGTTCTTGGTTTCCCATATAAGTTAAGGTTAGCACAATTTAATTTGGTTGTCAAGTTATCATATGATAACCGACATTTTCTGCTATGTCTCTTGTCTGGGCTTATTCCGTTCTGAATAAAAGGGCCCAATAAATGGGCTCTTTGCTACTATAAATTATTTCTATGGACTTATAATAATTTTATTAATCCTTTCAATTGGTCGGGGTTATTTATTAGATCAACCAGCACAAAATTGCTGGATTTATTGTGCTGCGCTAAAACCTCTTTTTCAAAATCAAACGAAACATCGTCAAACCAAAGAAAATCAGAATTGAGATCAATTGCTTCGGTTTTTTTATGAACCCAATTTGTGGGTTTAATTAATTTGCAATACTCAATGGCTTCTGCTGGCAAGACATCTTTAATGTGTTCCATCGCAGTTGAAGCCTCGGAGATATCTTTACAGTGAGTTGTAAGCCAATAACAATCGTGCTTTTTCGTAGCTATTTTAAGAAACTCGGCTACATAATTAGCCGGTTTTCTCCCTTGCGCGATAAGAACACCATCAATGTCGAAATAAAGCTTCATAAAATTATTATACAATCTTTTATCTATGTGTTAAACCTAAAAACTTCGGATATGGCAAAAGAAAGATATGGGGCACATTTTTTGTTACCCCTACAATAATAAAATATAACGCAATAATAAATTCCTTGTTTTTTAATATACCAAATCTGAATATCGTCTGGGTTAGCACTTGTGATTGATTTGTATTGCTCACGCAGTAATTGATCCACTTTAACTAATTCTTCTCTTTCCTCTGCGCTAAATTCATTAAGATTATTTGGTAAACCATATTGCTTTTTTAAGTTAGAATAAACTTCCAGTTTTGGCTGAATAAGCGGTATATACCACAAAAGAGCTTTTCTCCCGAAAATTTGAGCTTTAAAGTTAGCCAATTTTTTTGCTTGGTCTACGCCAAATAAATTATTATTTGGCATCAAATCAAAATCTATAACTCCATAAAAATTGTCTTGTTCAAAAGATAAACATAAATGCTCTTGTCCAAGATATACGTGATTAGCTGCCCAAACCTCCATATTGTCTAAGAAATCATCTATTACTTTTGTTTTTCCCTCAAATGTCTTCTTTATGTCATCAATCTTTGTTTCCTTGCCGATATTTTCAATCCCATATTTAATTATGTCCCAATACTCTAATTTCTGATTTTGTTGTAAGTTCATATTTCCGCATAAGTTTTTAATTGTTATTGGCGGAAAACACAAAGCTCCCCGCCGGCGATGACCTTGCGATCACCCACATCCCTTTCGAGATATGACCACTGCTGGTGCTCCGACGAAGAGCTTAATGTCCAGCAGTGGTTTTTATGTCATGCCCATCTGAAAAAGATGAGTTTAGACAAATAGATTGTTAATCGATCTAATCCTATTTTATCTCAATCAAAAGACCGTGTAAAGTAAGTTACCAACAGGTTGACTCATTGTGTGCCGTTGGGCATAATGTTGGGCTTGACATCTTAATAAAATTTGCTAACATTAAAATAGAGCATTAAAAACAAAATAGATCCAAAAACTTTCCGAGGTTTATTCAACCTTCTGTCGTATAACTCAGTATTAACTGCCTTGTAAGTGAATGTGCTTACAAAATCCGATTTAAAATAACAGAAGTGACCTAACATTCTTGAGTGAAGATCGCTCGTAAAAATCCGGGAGTTAAATCATTAAACATTGCATTGCAATGCGTATTTTTGTGATTTAACTTCTGGATTTTTCCATTTTAATCATATGAGGAACGCATTTGTGCGTTCCTCGTTTTGCGTTTATTGATTAATGCGCGATTCTCAATTCGCAGGTCGATATTAATCAATATAAAAATAAAAATTAACAATCGCCACAAAAAACATGCAAAATAATAAATTAAATATCATTTATGTTCCAATTGACGAACTTAAACCATCTGAATATAATCCTCGAAAAATCAGCAAGGAGTCAATGGAACAATTAAAAAAAAGTATAAAACAATTTCAAATAGTCGATCCAATAATCGCGAACATTGCTTCGAACAGAAAAAATGTTGTAATTGGCGGTCACATGAGATTACGGGCAGCCAAAGAATTGAAATTCAAAGAGATTCCTGTTGTATATTTGAATATCTCTGATATCGAAAAAGAAAAAGAATTAAATATCCGACTAAATAAAAACACTGGAGAGTTTGATTGGAACTTGCTAACTAATTTTAAGGAATCATTTTTAGCGGACATCGGATTTGCGTCGGAAGAATTGGACAGCATATTTGCGGTCGAAGATGTAGCAGAAGAATTTGATTTAGAAAAAGAACTCGCCAAACTTGATATCAAAAAAATTAATGTAAAGAAAGGCGACGTGTATCAGCTTGGACCACATCGTTTAATGTGCGGAGATTCTACTAATAAAAAAGATATTCTAAAACTCATGAACAAGGAAAAAGCAGATATGTGTTTTACGGATCCCCCATATATTCTTCAATATCTCCAGGGCATTAAGCGACGTGGTAACACGAAAAAGGGATTCGGCTACAAGCGAGATCGTCGATACCTTGAAACAAATGAATTGCCAGATAATTTTACTGAACAATGGATGACAAATATAAAAACAGTTGCAAAAGATGATTTCAGTATTATCGTATTTGAGTACTGGAAGAATGTTCCGCATATTTGGACGGAAGTTGAAAAACGATGGCGCGTACGAAATATGATCATCTGGCATTTACCGAATCGTTCTCAGGGATTTTCAGCAAAATATAAATTCTTTAACAAGTACGATTTTGCACTGCTTGGAAGTTCCAAAAACAAACAACTCAATGTTGAACCAGAAGATGAATTACTGCAGAACGAATACGAAACAGCACTTTACGCGACAAGCGGTAAGCCACAATGGGAAGGATATTGGGGTGGAAAGAAATACTGTGTAACAGATTTCATCGAATTTCATGCTGAAGATGCTAAACATTCTGGGCAGGGAGTAGTATTTGGCACAAAACCAATTGAGATTTTAATCCCATATATTAAATTTAACCAAACGCGATGATTTAATTATTGAGCCGTTTGGCGGGTCAGGAAGTACTTTAATCGCCGCAGAAAAGATGAAACGACGTTGTTATGTAATGGAGAAATCGCCAGTATACGCCGAAGTAATTAAATATCGCTGGGAAAAATTAACCGGCAAGAAAGCCGAGAAAATAATATGAACAATATTAAGAAACAAGAAACAATCAAAGCAAGACAAGTAAAAGAAAAAGAAGCTTTGCTTGAGCAACTGAAAAAATATCCAATTCAGTTGTTAGCGTGCGAAAAAGTCGGAGTTGGAAAAGCTACTTATTACCGTTGGCGAAACGAAGATCCGGAATTTGCTAAAGCTGTTGAAGATGCTATGGCCGAGGGCGATGAATTTATTAATGACATGAGTGAGCATCAATTATTATCATTAATAAAAGACAAGCATTGGCCAGCAATTCTTTATCGTCTTAATAAATGTCATCCTAAATATAACAAAATAAAGGTCGAAATAAGTATGCCGATTGAGGTTGAGTTTAGACACAACCAAAATCAATAAATTTATGGAGAGAAAATTAATAAGTTTATATACACCCAGAAAATGGGCCATACCATTCCATGAAACTGATAAGCGTTGGATGGTATTAGTTGTGCATCGTCGTGCTGGAAAAACAACAGCAGCTATTAATTATCTTATATACAGTGCCATAAAAAAGCCCGGAACAAATTATGCGTACATTGGTCCAACATACAAGATGGCCAAAAGCGCCGCATGGAATATTCTGAAAAGATACACAAAGTTTCCAGGAGTAAAATGTAAAGAATCGGAATTATCAGTGGAATTTCCCGGCGGGTCCAGAATAACACTTTATAGCGCAGAAAATCCAGATAGATTAAGGGGAATTGGTTTGAGCGGAGTTGTATTCGATGAATATGGCATGCAACCGAGCAATATCTTCACTGAAGTAATTCGACCAACGCTTATTGATAATGGAGGATATGGTATTTGGATTGGAACACCAAAGGGCAGAAATGAATTTTATCTATTATACGAAACTCGTAAGAACGATAGTGAATGGTTTACTTGTCATCTTACGGCAGATGATACAGGAACCATTAGTCAGAAAGAGATAGAAAATTCCAGAAGAACAATGTCACATGAGGAATTTATGCAAGAACTTTATTGTTCATTTAATGCTTCCGCAAAAGGTGCGGTTTATGCAGCAGAATTAGCGATGTTAAGGGATAACAGTCGTATAGGCACAGTTCCTTGGAGAAAAGATTTAAAAGTGTATACTGTGTGGGATATAGGCGTAGGCCCCGCCATGGCAATTGGATTCTATCAGCGCGTCGGAGCAATGTTGCATATGATTGATTATTGGCAAGGGACTGAAAATGACGGAATCGACCAAGCAGTTTTTGCGGTAAAACAAAAAGAATATAATTATGGAAAACACTTCGCGCCACACGATATTAATACAAGAGAAACCAGTACAGGGAAAACAAGAATTGATTATGCGAAAGATCTCGGGATATCGTTTACTGTTATTGATTCTAAGTTTGGAGTTGAGGAAGGCATCCAGATGGGTAAGTTCGCATTTAATATGTTAATGGTCGATGAAAACAAATGCGTATTGTGGATTAATGCCATTTCGGAATATAAACGAGAATGGGACGATAAAAGAAACATGTTTAGAGAAGTGCCATATCATAATTGGACATCTCATGCTGCTGACGTTCATCGTTATGCCTCTATAATTGAGAGGAAAATAGATAATAATTCAGACGAATATTACGATTACGATGACGATACCCCAGACGAGTCGTGGGATGATGGTGATCCATATTGGTAATACGATAATTAAAGTTGCCAACAGCTTATCTATTCGGG